TGTGCGCTCTCCGTCAAACATGACGGAATAGCGGCCATTTAAGCCAATCGTCAAACCCGCCCGGCAGGTTGATAACACTGACTCAATTAATCCCTTGACCGTTGTTTCATAATCCACCACTACATCGCAGGTAAATCGTGCTGACGTAACCTCTTTATTGCCAATTTTCCAAGTGCGGGGCGTGTCACATATATCTGCCAACCGTTTCCAAGCAGGCCAATCGATCTGATCGTGACGGATTGGCCTTGGATTGCCTGATCCGCTAAGTATGTCAACCGCAATCCAGGCTGGATTACGGGTGGCCTTGCGGGCAACCATATGTCCGGCTGCGTCATACGTATTTAATACTGAGGTAGTAATGACGGATAGGTTTTGAACTGTGCCGCTTAATCGATCGGTTGCCTTAACCCGCATCTCCAGCATGGTGTGCTGCGCAGATAAGTTAAGCACGTTGCCGGCAACCCGTGACTCAAGTAATGTAAATGTAGCTTCATCGCGGCGGCGGTTATCTGTTGATATTGGCGACGTGCGGGTTATTCGCACATCATATAAGCCGGGAGCGGGATAAATCATGGCCGCAATAACCACGAATGGAGCGGTTGTTGCTGCGTTTACCCTTACTTCATTAGTTGGGTAATAGTTAATTATCTGCCCATCTTCGGTTTGAATTATCTCCTCGATAAATTTATCAACAACATTGGCACCATAAAAATTTGCTGCCTTTAATACATTCCAATTTGCACTATTTATGTCTTTCCACTCAACCATTAAATCAACTGATGCAACCTGCGTATTGCCCTCGTTGTCAATGTAAGCCAGGCCGCTTTGAAAAGTAATATTTGCCTCAGCATTGATTGTTTTATCTTTTGTCTGCGCCGTAAATGGCACGTTTTGCTGTAAAAGAATAGAAAAATCCTGATAGCCATATCGATTTGTAATCAGCTTTAGATCAGGATTTTTGGTATTTGTGTGCTGGTAATATTCAGGCGAATATTGACTTGCAAATGTGTCGCCAAACTTAATTTGGTTTATGTCATAGCTTTGCTCGCCAATACCAAAATCGTATAAGGCGTCAAACGTGGAGCTGTTACCCACATTAATGACGTTTGGATTAGCCGCAATTAATGGGAATACTTTATTTTGGCCATAACAAACTAGAACCGGACTATATGGCCTGGAGCCATTGGATTGCCCGGTTATGAAATAGCTATTTTCACGCTCGGATGAGCCAAGATTATTGCCGGTGCCAAGCGGTGGTTTTGGAGCCAGCATTGTGCCAACACTGGTAAGGAGTAAGCCGGCGCCAATTGAATATAGCGCCGTCGTGGAGAGTAATGCGCCGGCCGCAGCCCAGCCCATTGGATTCCACCACGCCACTGCAATAATTGCAATTGCAGCCACAACGCCTAAAACCTCTTTACCGCCACCGCCGCCGCCCATCGGGACTAAGCAAACGAGCAAACGGTCGCCATCATTGACGATGTAATTATCTAAATCCTTAATCTCATGGCCGTGGTTATATACCGCCAGGGATTCATGCTCTTGCCATTCAGGCAGCTGCTTTAATAGTGATGTAACCGATTGACCAGGCAGCGCAACGAAATCAAACTCTTGCTCAGGTGAAATAATGCGCACGTTTTGATTCTCTTTAAGCATTCGGATTCCACCTGTAAATAGCAACAATGGCCTGTTTCCAATAACCATCTAATAACTCATAAGACGATTCACGGCCCTTTAGCGTATGCAAAAAGTTACCTTCGCCGATGTAAACGCCGCAATGCCCTGCAATGCCTTTTATTCTGAAAATAATCACATCACCCAGGATTGGCGTATCGACCTTTTGCCAGCGTTTGCCTAGGGTTGTTTCTGTCTTAATGTGATTGACGGATTGATCGTTTATGTTTTTTGCGTCATACATGAAATCCGGATAAACCAGCCCCAATTGCTCCTGGGCGAATTTTCGGATCAGCTGCCAGCAATCCATAATCCTGGGCTCATAAGGCAGGCCAATATATGGAGTAATTAATATGCTCATACGGTAAGCCCTGGGAAACGAACTGGCGAATACTTTTCGCCTGGGAAACCGGTGCTTAGAACATTCTCGACCGATAACGTGCCAGTAACTTGGATGGCGTCATACGTGACATTGGATAAACGCATCCAGTCAATCGATCGCTCCACAATATCCAACTGACTTGATAAAACAATTTCCATCATCAAGGTTGGGGCCATAGGGAATCCACGGATCCATTCAACAATTTCACGGTCGGCATTGGGAATGGTTAATTTGACGGTGGGCATTGAATCGCCATCATCATTTGGCAAAATGATTTCAAAGCCGCACGCCTGAAATGTGTTGCCCCTGGAAACGACGTCCATGGTGTTATTGACTACCCGCAGCGGATCGCGACCAGGCAGGGAAAACGTAAGCAATACTAGCCAAGCAACATTTGAGCTAATTGTGTTGGCTGCAATATTGGCCTGATTACTAAGCATTTGGCCTCCAGGCTGGCATTTGCTCGAGCTTCATAGTGATAGTTGCAAAATGCTTGCCAACTCCGGATCCCTGGGCCCAGGTTATGGAAAGCGGCGCAGAAAATCGCCAGGCTTCTTCAATGCCGTAAGGCGTCCGGAAATAAGTTGGCAAAACGCCGCCCTGGCAAAAAACATCAAACCATTGTTTCCATAAATCAACTTCTGCGCCTGGCACGGTGACGGTTGCATCCGCAACGCGAACCGCTGCCGTAGTGCGCCGGCGCACTTTAACCACCGCATTATTATCGGATTGGCTGCGAACCACGTTTTCCAGCTGCGACTCATTAAATGTTTGCAGGCAGCCGTCAATGCCGCTTGGCCTTGGCGCTGCGCCTGGTACTGGATTTGGCGGCAAATAAGGCGGGGTTGGCGGAGTAACTGTGCCGCCTGTTGCGCCAGGTTGTTGTACGGTAAGCGTCATTGAATGGCTCCCTTCACGATCGCAAACTGAATCACAATGGCCTCAGCCAATGCGGTGGCGCTAATGTTTCGTATATTGATATAACAAGATCCGCCACCAAACTGATCCGCCCAAACGGTATATGCGCCTGGCGTGCCGCCACTCTTATGGTGAACAGCTAGGCAATCATTTGCGCTTAACAATGAATTGGTTAATAAAAACCGTACTGGCCGATCGCCTGCAATGGCTGCTGGAGGCATCGATGCGGCGCTCATCGTAATTTCACCGTTTTCAACCTCTAAAACGATGGGATCATATTTATTTGCGCCTTGCGCTGCTGTATTTCCTGTTTCTACCTTGCCAGGGACGACGGAAAATTGAAGGTTTATGGCTTCTGATAATGTCCATGCGCCTGTATTACGTAAATTGATGTAGCACGAACCGGTCGCAATCTCATCAGCCCACACGATGTATGCGCCGCCAGTAGCATTGGATTTGACATTGACCGCAACGCAGTCATTCACCTTAATTTTCGAGCTGTTTAATTTAAAGCGCATTGGCCGATCGCCGGCAATGGCTGCTGGCAGCAATGCCTCATCGCTCATGGTGATTTGGCCGCTGTTTGTATCAAGCGTCACCTCAGCTGATTTTGATCCGGACTGAACAACAACCCCGCCAGTAACTACATCAACGGAGGTGGCTGCCCGCCAGGTTACTCCATTGAAATATTCAAAAATTCCATCTTCGGAATTAACTCGGGTCATACCAATCTCAGCTGCGGCTGGCCTTTCGGCGCTTGTGCCTACTGAAATCTTGAGGGCTCCAGTGGAATTAAAACGTGAATCCGATTCAACTGCCAGTGGGCCGATAATCTCTGCTGTGTCTGTTGCCGAAAGCTCGCCCAGCCCCATAACACTACTGTCAACGTCATAAATGGGTTTAATTAATAGTGCCATGGGGCTTTGATCCTTAGATTAGAGAAATCGGCTTGAGGGTGCCGGTTGTGTCAAAGAATGGGAATGCTTTTAGTGAAACCTCAGCAATAGCTGCCTGTACGTTAGTTGCTGCAATTTCAGCGGTTGGCGTAAAGGTAGTTTGAGTTGCCGTGTAATCACCGGCTGCTGGCATAACTGCGCCAGTACGGGTGTTAAATGTTGTTACGCCACCTGCTGGAGCTGTTTCAAGCGCATCCAAACGGGCATCCGCATCAACTAAAGCAACTTCAACCTGATCCAATGCAGCTTGCACATCAGTACCGGTTAGGACGGTATTTGTTGATGGGTCATAAGCAACGCCAGCTGCGTTTGCTGTGCGGGCTGCGTAATCTAAATGCTCCCATTTGCTAGTAGTTCGCGAATAGGCCAACCAGTCGCCGATTAAAATCTCTTTACCGATTGCATCGCCAACGGTACGGGTACCTTCAGTTTTGAAAATGTAGTAATGTGATGCGCCAGTTGCGGGAGGCGCTGCTGGATCAGGATCATTAAAGCCAAGCAAACCCTTAAAATCCAAACCGCCTTGCAATGTTGTAATGAATCCGCCAAGCTCATCGATTGCGCCTTGCACCGTGGTTGCGGTGATTGGTGCTGATGGAGCGTTGGTTACTTGCGCAGCGGTGTAATCGCCGGCAGCGGCAACAACATCGCCAGTGCGGGTAAATACGCTAGAAACGCCGCCAACAATGGTGGCCGGATCATACGCGGTGGTTTGCTCTGTGCCGTCGGGGAATTTCAGGCCGCCGGTTAATTCGGCCTTGTCATTTGGCTCGAGTTCACCAATCCCGGTGTAATCACCGGCTAGATTTTTAATTCCTTTTAATAAAATAGCCATTTACTGCTCCTTATGTCTTTAGTGGGATGGGTTTTTCAAGCCCGGTTGTTTCAAAGAATGGAATCGTTGCAATAACATCAATATTTACGATTCCAACTCCTATTGATGGTGATACTGAAACTCCTGCCCCTGCAATGATTTGGCTTACTCCCGACGCGGCAACCTTGTCGTCAACGTATTTTTTAGTAGCAGCCTCAAGATCAAATGTTGGATTGCCGGCCAGCGTCAATGGCCCGGTCATGGTGTCGCCTGATTTTTTTACGTCCTGGGCGTCGTCAATATCAACTAGCTCAACTCCCTGGATGATTTTGGTTGTGATGCCTGGGCCGCTAATCGCTAGGTAGTACGTGCCAGCTGCCGCAGTAAGGTAAAACATTCCATCGGCATCGGTTGTGAGTGTCTGAACCAGCGTATTGCCAGGCTGCGCATATACCTTGACGGTTGCGCCTGGGATAATGTCGCCCAGCTGATTACTGACGGTTTCAATTAGCCTTGCCATTTATTTCCCCTTATGCCGGTGTGCGCGATAAGCCATAAGCCCCGCGCATGGATCGATCGAGCGTGCCATCGGCAATGGCTTGCTTAATCTTTTTAATAATCATTACGTCAATTTGCTTGGTGCCATCTGCGCGATTGGTTTCTTGCACTTGAACCTCAGCCGATTCGCTCATGTTGTTATTTACATTCACGATGACTGGCGAGCCGGCAACGCCCAGCTTTCCGCTGCCATCACGTTTGAGCGGCATAACAGCCTCCGGGCCAGCCTCACCGGCAACGCCCATACGTGAGCCGCCACCGCCAAACGTACCGCCATTGGCAAACTTAAAAAAGGTTGGCTCAGTTAAAACCGTATTTTTTGGTAGGGTTGTGCTGCCGCCAAATGAGCCGCCCTTAGCAAATCCTAAAAAATCCCCAATAGGCGAACCGCCAAGCGACTTTTTAATGCCCGCTAAGATAGTCATTTGCAAAATCATCTTGCCAATTTGGGTTAGGAAGTTGCTGGCAAACTCCTGAAATGACTGATCGGCCTCAAAAAACGCATCAACTAAATTGCTCACGCCGTTTGATATTGAAACGCCAATTGCAACGCCGATCTCGTCTAGGGCGTCTTTTGTTTCTTTGAGTTTTTCCGGCTCCAACTTTTCCATTGCTTTAAGGGTTGCGTCGGCGTATGTATTCCAGCTGATATAACCTTTGGCCAGCGCCATCTCGAGCTGAGCAAGGTAAATTACCAATTCATTGGCTGGATTTACGGAATCCTGGACGGAAGTTGCAAACTTGCGCAGCGCTGCGTCACTTGGATCAATTACCTCCTGCAATTTTTTGATTGCATCGGCAACGTCTTTGACCGTAACCCCTAAACGCTTGATTGCCTCGGGTGATAGCTTTTCAAGCAATGCAATGCCTTCAATCGCTAAAAAGCGCTTTTGGCCTAAATCCTGGAGCTCTTTTAATGCTGGGTTTAATTCGCCTTTGACGGTCTTAGAAAGCAGTTTAAGGTTTGCGTCGGCCTTTCCTACCTTGTCGCCCAGCTCTTTAACTGGCTCAATCGTGCCCATGATTTCGGCTTGGAATCTATCGAGCTCCTCACGGGCTGTTTTTTGCTCCTCGCTTACTTTTTTCCATAACTCAGGGATCGCCGCTAAATTACCCGATAAGGCCAAACTGACTACCGAAACCAATCGCCCAATGTCTGAGGTAATGCCAGTGACAATAAAGGCCAAATTGGAAACAACAATTGCAACTGTTTGGAAAACCACTTGCAATGATTTACCAACCAACCCAATCGTTGACATACTGCCGCTAACATCTTTTAAACCTTTTGCAACGTAATCAACTGAAATGCTGAGCATATCCATCAAATTGGATGTGGCGCCAACTGATACTAAAAATTCATTCCAAGTCAATTGCAATATATTCATTGACTGCTGGAATGTTTTTGGCAACTCACCGAATTGACGATTAATATCTGCGGTGGCTCTTAGTAATGAATTTGCCAAAATGTCTGATGTTACTTTGCCCTCGGCAGCTAACTTTTTAATTTCGCCAATCGCAACGCCCATTTCTTTGGCGATCAATTGAACAACAATAGGGACGCGATCAAAGAGAATGTTTAATTCCTCGCCTTGCAATCTACCGCCAGCAAGTGATTGGCTAAACTGAACCAATGCACCGTTAATGTCTGCAATGCTTGATCCGCTAATTCGGCCGAGTTTAATAAAGTTTTCGGCAACTAATGCGATTTGCTCGTTTGATGCGCCGAGCTGGCCCAATCCAATGGATAAGCGCTGAACCGCTGTGCTGGCGTCATTAATGCCAACCCCTGTATTTTTTACGATTCCTTTGATGCGCTCAAGAATATCGGCGGCGCGGTCAGCATCGCCAAGCAATGCCTTAAAACTACCTTGAAGCCCAGCAAGGTTTTCCGAAGCTGTTAATACCGATTTGCCAAACGTGACAACGGCGCCAACCGCGGCAATGCGCGCAAATGCGCTTTGGATTGAATTGCCAAGGTTGGCCATTCGGTTATCAATGTTGCCGGTTGATCTTGCGATCCGATCGAGCTGGTTGATTGCCTGCGTCGCATCGGTCGTGATCTTATATACCCGCTCTAATTGCTGGACGGCCATATCTATCTCCGGTAGTTTCTACGCCGCGGCGCAATCGTTAAATAAGCAGTGCCGCCAATCTTGCGGAGCTCTCCCGGTACTTTGTAGGCCATCGTCATGCCAACCGATACGCTAAACGGCACAAGCTCGGCAACCTGGCGTGACTGCCTGGCGGTTGCGCCCATAAATCCCAGCTTTTGATTGCGTTTAGCAACTCGCTTAGCGTTGGCTGGGTTATATGTAATTGAATTTGATCCGGCTGCCACCCGTTTATTGGCTGCCGATGCGTAAGCCAGTTTGGGGCGCAGCACTATAAAATCACGGGGGCCAAAATTAATGGATCCACCGGTGATTGGAATCTGACGGCCGGCGCGGATATGGCGCCATTCCCAATTGGATATATCGGCCAGCTTGCCGCTAATTGCATTTGTGCTCGCCTGAATATTGCTAATCAACAAACGCTCGACCGTGCGTAATGCGCTTGCGGCCAGCTGTGTGCCAAATAAAATGACAATCTTTTTATTGACCTGCGATACCGGCTTTGCTTTGCTGCCATCAACCTCAGTAATTTGAGGCGGATTGCCGTTTTTGGTTTCTGTCATTGTTTCGTTAGCGGCAATGTCTAGCATCATTTGCCGAATATCCGCCTTGCTGACATTTGTAACGTCAATTCGTAACGATTCAGTGATGGCGGTTGAACCGCCACCATTGACCGTATATACCTTGCGTTTAACTACTGCGCTCATGAAAATAAGCCCTTGAGCTGTTCCGGCGATGCGGAATAAAGATCAACGCCTGGCTCAGAATCATTTGACTCGCTCCAAAACTGAATCCATGCCAGCATTTCCGTAACTGGCATTTTTTGGCGCATTTCGTAAATAGTCATTCCGAGCTTTTCCGCGATTATGTGTTCCGTCCTCGCCGCAGGGCTTAGGACTTTCCCTCATTAACGTCCGCAAACGCAGATCCAGCTTGACCAATAAGCTCGAACATTTCCCGCAGGGTTAAATTTTTGGTGTCGGCTTTTTTGCCATTCTCATCAACCGTGCAACGCTCAACAATTAAAGCGAGCAGCTCATCACGCTTATCAGCCATGATTAGCTTGATTGCCTCGGGTACGTCTGATGCCATTACTGGCTGTTTAATTTTTAGTTTCATACTGATCTCCTAGCGATCTTTTTCCTAGTTAATTAAAGGGGCCAACCGCTGGGAAACTAGGATCCCCCAAACCCTCGTGACGGTTTGGTGCGGTTGGCGTAAGCGTTAAACGACTGCTGGATCTGTTGCTGGATCTGTTGCTGCCTCGACAACTGGGTCAACTACCGGATCAACAACTGGGTCAACCGTTGGAGTAACTGGAGTTGGATCTAATGGAGTTGGCGCTGGAGCTGGGCCAGCTGCAACAACGGCAGCGGATGGGCCATAAACCCAACGGATCTTGCTTGCTTGTGTGCCGGTAACTGAGAAAGTGACGGCGCCTTCGATTGGCACGCCATAGCTCAGGCCGGATAGGCTTACTTGACCGACGATATAACCGTTGTCATTTGGCAATACGATTTCAAAAGCACGTACCTGCTGATCTTCGGCAGCCTTGATAACTTCGGCCAAACCGGTGTCGTCTTTGTCGGCATAGCCAGCAAGGGTGATCGTGCCAGGAGTGGATTTACCTGGGATCTGAGCTGATGTGTCGCAATAAGTGGAAACGTCAATTGTGTTGACAGTATCAGCACCAATTTCCATGGAAGATAAGCAGAGCTTAACCATTCCACCGGCGAGCACTACCGTCACGGAAGCGCCAACGGAAGGAATGATGCCTTCGCTGTTTGTGGTGTCTGAACCTAAAACGGTAAATGAATTGCTGGCTTGTGTAACTTCGCCAATTGCAAAAGTTTTACCGTCCAACTCAGAAAAGGTGGTATTTGCGAAAGTAACTACATCACCTTTGGCTATTCCAGCAACCGAATTAACAGTCACCACGGCTGGGGAAGTCTTGGTAATTGAAATTGGCACCATGCTTAAACCTGCTTGAGCGCCGACTTGTAGATATACCTCTACGTTTTTTGTGTTGATAATGCTCATGTGAATCTCCTAAAAATAAAGCGGCGGCATTGAAAAACCAAAAGCGCCGCCACCAATGAAGCGCTTTTTTAAATCAAACTCGGTACTCGTAGCCAACCATCACTTCGGCTACGTAATGCTCACCCTCCCGAAAATCCATGGGAGGATCAAAATCCAATAAAACCAACTTCCCGGATGTATCTACTCGGCTCATCAAAAGGGCAATCTCCGCCTCCGCTGCCTCGAGTAGCGCATCGTCGCCAATACCAGGGCGGCCGAAAAAAGCAATTGTGAAAGTGCCTTCCTCTAATGCAGTTCCGCAAAACGTATCAATCGTCCGATTGCTATACATCCACTCCGCCGAGCACCAAATGGCCTCTTGCGGATCAACCTCAAAATTCACCGTGTCGTAAAAAACAACATTTCCTTGATTCATCCAGTCACGCACTTTTGTGCGCACGTACCTGCTGGCCATTTAAAAAATTTCCTTCAATGCTGCTGCCTGCGCCTCAGCCAGTGATGCGTGGTTTGTTACTTTGGCGCCGTTAAATAACTTGAAAACGACGCCGCCCAACTTTGGGCAAAACTGTTTTACGATCCGCATTTCGGCGCAATCCCATGAGCAATGCGAGGTAGATTCCCAATTCATCATTTGCCCTTGCAATAACACAAGTAATAGGAAATAACGCCGCTGCCGCGGGTGTGCTGCGAGATCACGGTATCAATTACCAGGCGCTCGCCCTGGGCGGTAACGGAATCAAATTTCACTGGCGCAATAGGCAAATCGGCTGCTGCCATTTGAATGGTGCGAGCACCAACGCCGTAAGAGTTAAGCAATCCCTCATCCCTGGTATTAACCGGCTGAATAATTGCATTCAAATTGGCGGTTTGCATTGGCTCTTTAGCTGTGGCAAACGCCACCGGCTCACCGGTGTAAGCCAATAAAGTGCGGAATTCCTGTATGGTCAACATATCAGGCGTAAACCCGTTTATAAAAATCGAGGATGGTTGAACTGAATGCGTCACCAATACCGCCAGGGCCGGATCCGCCTGATGCGCCTGAGCCGCTGACATTAAACTCAACCTTGGCGCCAGCGGAGTAAATCGCCTTAACCTGGCCAGTGCCTACTGATCCGCCGGTGCTGCTGATAAATCCGTAAGCAGAATCAAATAAACGCCATAAAGCCATTTCCAAATCGGCTGGCAGTACGGCATAACCGCCCATGTAATCAATGGTCAAAATATGTGCATTAATACGGCCATCAAACGTAATACGGCCGTCCGGCATATCGATATGCCAATCCAAATACGCCTTGCCGTCTGCATCGACCAGGCCAACCGATTCCACTGGGTAGCGAATCAGCTGCACCTTGCACTGGCCAAAATGGATAAATTGCTCGCTCTCGAGCTGCCGCATAAACTTGCGATCGCAATACTTTTCAGCAAATGAGAGCGCAGCCGTCATTGCCGAGGTAAGTAATGCGTCTTGGCTGGTATCGTCTGATGCCAATCCAATTCTGACGCGAGCGGTTTCAATATCGTACATTTATATTCCTATGCGGTCACATTGAGATCAACTGAAACTTTGACGCCCTGCTGATTTGCATTGCCAGCCATATCCATGCAGGTGGCAGTCTTATATCCGCCGTATTTGTATTTATGAACAATGACTTTTTCGCCATAATTGTTGGTTTCATTGGCCTCATCGTCGCCATCGAAATCCCAAAAATAGGTACCGGATCCGCCCCAGGCTGTGAACTCAATCGTCATTGACTCTGTTTTTTTCCAGCTAATTGAGGTCAATATTTCGGGCTCTGCGCCGCCAGCCAAATCTTTCCAACCAGTTGGCGTGTTTACCTTTACAGAAACAACATCCATCCAGCCGCCTGGCGTATTGATCTTTTTAGGGGTAGCGTCTAACCATCCGGATGGGGTGTTTAACTTCATAGTGCGTACTCCACCAAAAGGGTGTTATTTGGGTAGAGTGCGGAGTCGGGCGGAGTGCTGCCGACCGGCATTGAAACAATGGTTGGCTTGTTATCGACGTATGATTTTGTTACTGCGTGATTTGCAGCGGTAGCGGGTGCGGATATGGCAATCGGAATGGTTGATGCGTGCTCGGTAGTGCTAAACGACCAGCGCAATGCGCCACCGATATAAGCTCCAATTCCTGTACCAACTTTTGAAAGATAACCGCCGCTGGATCCAAACTCAACGCCAACCCCTGTGCCAGCGGTTGTGATCTTTTGCGTGTAGGTTGCGCCAGTCGCCGTGAAATTGACAATATTTGCGTTACCAAATCGAATGGCAACGCCACCGGAGGCGCCAAACATATTGTAGGTCGATGTGCCCCATAACAATGATTGCACCGTTGTTGGCAGCGTGATCGTGCCGGTCATTGTGCCGCCGGCTAAAGGCAGATTAGCTCCGCCAGCTACTCCGTCAACGTACTCTTTATTTACAAGGTGCTTTGGATCGGTTGGGGCGGGATTGCAGATTGGAGCTTTTTGAAATGTTTGGCGGCCATCCGATGCGATAAAAATTCCTGTCGTGGAGCCAGGCATTTGTAATCGAATAGTGCCATTAGTATCCATATACCAATAGGAATCAACGCCGTTAAAAGTGCTTACCTCAGTCGGCGGCATACGCAATGGAGCGCCTGTTGCAGAAACAGCTCCCCATTGCAAGGTGCCATCGGCTGCCACGCCGTTTACATATTGATTGGCTGATTTTGTGCCGACTTTAACGCCGCCCAATACAGCGGACGTTGCAGCTGGCAATGTGTAACTTGATTCGGCCTCTGCTGAAAGTATGCCGTTTGCATCGATGGCCAATCCTGTGCCGACCTTAACGCCGCCAAGAATAGCGGCGGTTGCAATTGGCAGGGTGTAACCACCGCCAGCAAACTTAGCATCAACGTATTGCTTGGTTGCTGCGTGCAATGGCTGCGCTGGATCAGCCGGCAATGCAACCGGCTTATATGCCTCGATTAAATTGACTGAGTAGCTTAATAAATTGGTTGTGTTTAAGCGAACCGATAAACCGGAAACGCTGCCAGCAATATTGAATCCTGATGGTGTTTGGATCGCCGCAATTGAGTTTGGCACTCGAATCGTGCCGGTCATTGTGCCGCCGGCTAAAGGTAAATAGCCAGCCAAATCAGTTTTGCCAACATAAAGCAGGCCATCAGTGCCAAGCTGCGCTGTATTGTTTGCGTCTGCTGAAACTGCTGTTGGGCCTGCGGGGCCCTGGGCGCCCTCAACTCCTTGCGGGCCTTGTACGCCTTGCGGACCTTGCACTGCGCCAGCATCAACCCAGGCGGATGTTGCCTCATCCCAAACAAATGCGCGAGCGGGATCAGGATCAGAAACTACCCATAAATCGCCCTGCTCTGCGGTTGCTGGGAGCTCAGATTCGGTTGCAACTGTGCCGCGATAATTGATGCCCATTCCAGCCGGGCCTTGAATGCCAGGCTCACCCTGAATACCAGGTTGACCAGGAACTCCCTGCTCACCAACGGGACCAACGGGACCAACTTCGCCCTGGGGACCAACTGCGCCGGTGTCGCCTTTGGGGCCGGTTGCGCCTTGAGGGCCGGCAGGTCCAGCGGGACCTTGTGGACCAGCGGGACCAGCTGGGCCAACTCCGCCGCCACCGCCGCCACCACCGGCAAAACTAACTGTAACTAGGCAAATGAAGTGCTCTAGTAATACATTGGATTTGCCGGATTTATAACAAACGTAAATTGCCTGGCCGTACTGCACCACATCGCCGCGGGTGTAGCTTTCGCCGCCATCCCATGAACCAACAAATCGAGTGATCGGCGGCTGCTCATCTTCCGCAAGCGCGGACGTCATATTTAAAAATTGCTTTAATACTGCCGGCAGCGTCCAGGAATGCACGTCACCGCTGCGGGTAATCAGTGCAAACCCGTCCTCATTGACAACAAAATCATCAACGCCGTTGGAAACTTGCTTTAATTGCTCAGAAAAATCAGGGTTTGTAAGTAGGTACTTGGCGACAACTTCGTTATCTGCATCTTTACCTGGCTCACCCTTATCACCCTTGCCGCCAACTTTGGCCAGCATTTTGGACTCACCGTTGACGACTAAAAACGTGCAATAGTCTTTGACGTAAACATCGCCATCAATATAACTGGCGTCTTTTTTAAAGCCGCCGCAAAAACGCATCCCGGCGGTGCCCAGACGAACCCAATCATCGCTTGCACCTGGCTCGCTGGCTGTGTCGGCTTTTGCCTCAAAGTATTGGCCAATATGGTGCTGCACGCGATCGCCTTGGCGATAAATGCGATTAGTCCAGGCTGGGCAATCCAGGCCAACGCCATCTTTTCCGTCAATTCCTTTTTCGCCGGCAGCGCCTTGCGGGCCTTCGGGCAGATCAATCGTAACGACTTGATCGTTATCTAAAATAAAATCAGCGCTTTTATTGTCCTGGGCAATTTCAATTGCTTTGATGCCAACGCCATCTTTGACGGAGATAGCGTCAACCCGCTTTTCCAGCGAAATAATGTCATCGACTAATGGCTCAACGGCTGCTGCCAGTGCCTTCTCTATGCTATTCATGCGGCTTTTTTCCTCTTTATGTCGCGCATTGAAATAACGAGCGCTTTAGTGACGTCGGCGTCAACTAACTTTTCGGGCTCCGGATCGGGCTCGGCTGCTGGAGCTGCGACTGGCTCAGGTGGTGGACGGTTAGCGTTGACCAATTCAGCGGCGGCTAATTCCGATAGCAAGCCAACTGGAGTATTTTGGCGCTGCATAAATATGGCGCTGCCACCGTCAATCGCGCCAAATCCTTCTTTTGCCCTGGCCTCATCGGGTGTCATTAATCCGCCCTGGATTGCTTTAGTCAAACTATTAATCCGAGATTCCATATCGGTGCGCAGTAACGGAGCAAAATCAAGCTCGATGCGCTCGCCGGCCGGCAAATTAAATAAACGATCCAAGCTGCGCTCGATCGACTCGATCAAAGAGCCCAGGCCAATCGATAACCAGTGACTAATCAATGCCTCGGTGCCGCCCTGGGTGCCATTGGTTTCTGCCATCAATGCAACCGGCACGCCAAATACGCGGCAAATGTCTGCGGTGGAATAACGCAGCTGCTCGAGCAATTGAGAATCCGTTTGCGAAATATTCATCGGCTTAAATACCGCACCTTCGGAAAGGATTGGTAGTAACCCTTGATTCCACGCCTTCGATTGATTTGAAAATGCCTGGCGCGCTTGATCTTTTTGCTCGCGCGTCATTTTCTGTGGCGTTTCAATGATGCCGCTCGGGCGATTCATGTTGGTGAAAAATGCCAGCTGCGAATTATTAAGGGCAACATTGATGCCGATAGCCAGGGCAGCCGCCTTAATTGGTGACTCGCCGGCCAGCGGATGGCGTGGTGTGTGCTGCCTAAAATGGCAAACGTCACGGGCGGGAACCAAATAATCGGGCGCATTAATCAATTCGGTGGCGCTAATGCTGTAAAAAATCTCTTTGGATTCGGGCTCGATGTAAACCGACCAGGTGCCGCGCGGAATGCGGTGGGCTGCCGTGATCGCAAATCGATCATCGCGAGTGACTAACCATAACGATTCACCCTGGAATAGCATCTCTGCGCAAGTGTTATAAATTAATTGCGTCCAGGTTTCATACGCATTTGGAATGCGCAGCACCCGGGACGCTGGGGATGTTGTGGATGGCGTCATTGCGCCATTGCTGCTGGAAACTAAATGCTTAGGCTCGCACTGACTAATGGCGCGAGAATTGAGCATTACGCAGCTATAAACCGGGGCAACTGCTGGGCCGCCGCCAAGGGTTAAATTGCGCTGAAATCCATCTTCAATCCGGCCAAGCTCATGCCAACCGCCAAGCTCGCCCTGGCCATAAAATGGGCCGCGCCAGGATCCTTCGGCTGCGCCCAATCCAAACCAGGATTTAACTTTGGCGGTAAATGGTTTTTTCACTCTGCCGCATCCTTACGCACGCGCGGTTTTTTTTGCGCTACTGCATCCTCTTTGGACTCAGCGCTCATTACTTTGGTGGAATAACTGGAAACTTTGGTTATCTGACGCAGTAAAGCTGCGCCCTTGCGCATATCGTCAACCAAATTCTCATCGATTAAGCGTTTTGCCAAATCGGAATCGCAAGAAACAAAACCCGTCTGATTGTTTAATTCAGGTAATGGCTGAAAAGCCCATACAGTAGTCGTTGCCATATCTTCCTTTCGGTTTACTAAATGCACCGCGATGCACTTAGAAAACCGACCGCCGGAGCGGTCGGAGTTTTATTACCAGGCCACGCCGGTAATGGTTTGCACTGCACCTGGACGCATCACTGTCCAATCAAGCTGCCAAATGCAACGTAATGCTTGGCTGTTTGTTTGGTATAGCGAGCGAACTGGCGTTGCAGCAACAGATCCATTCAATGGCAATGGTGTGTCGTATTCCTCATGGATCGAGGCGATTTCAGTGCCGAGGAAGCGTGGAGCGCCGCCTGCAAAACCGATCTCAGCTGTTTCAAAGAGGTAAACAACATCATTGGGAACATTGGTGCTGGTAACGACTGGCACGCCCATGAGCTGGCCGTTTTGTGCCTCGGGGAACTGATAAGAACCCGTTGCAGTAAGAGCCATTTGAACGCCCATGAAACGGGATGGGTGCATTACCCAATACAAACGGCGGCCCATGTTGAGGGTTGCCATTTGGCTCAAACGATCGCGCAGATCGCGGATAATGTCGTTGTTACCGTTACCGTTTGAAACGCCGGTATTGTCGCCGGTTGCATAAGTCTGCATACCAGCTGGAACAATTGGCGATCCTGGAGTTGCGCCTAAGAAAGCGCCATCGAGCATATACGCTGTGTCCTGGATCATGGCATCACGAATGATTGCCTCGATGCTAGGAGTCGAGCGCTCAAGCAATTCATTGGTAAACGTACCAATAACGGCCAGGCTCTTTGGTGTCAATGTCTGTGATGTGAGGCTGATTGCACCAACGCGAATTGGGGCGCCCTCAGCACGGAATGCACCGGCTAAGTTTGGATTTGCAGCTGCACGTGATGGAATCTTGATGCTGGCATAGCCATCAAACTCATAACGATTCAGTGGCAAACGTGGAATCACGGATTCGCCGCGGAGCAAATCCATAAATGCGCCGTATGAATCGCGCACTAATTCCTGAGCATAACCAGGAACATTGGTCATTGCGGGATTCTGAGCTGCTTTGGTGGTTGCGTTAACAACCATTTTCAGCGCCTCATTGTCGCCGTAACGCTTAGCCAATACCTCATCAACTGAGGTGCGGTTGCAATATGCGTCAAAAGTAACCAGGGCGGATTTGAAAATCAAATCGGCTTTTTGGCTGTCTTTTAAATTTACGCCGGTGGTGTTGTTAATTGCTGGAGCTGCTGCGGCTTTAGAAACTAAAGCGCTTTCAGCACGCATCAAATTGTCGAGCGATTTTGTTTCGCTTTCAACTTGGAGCGTCAATGTATCAACAACAGCCTGGGCTGCGTTTTGATCTTCTGCTGCGTCCAATGCCTCAACGGCTTTGAACAACTGGTCGCGCGATGCGACTAATTTTTCTTCTGCATCTTGAATGCGAGTAGAGATAGTTTTCATTTGGTATTACCTTTAATGGAGAGAGTTGCGTTAGCGATGGTTAGCGCGGCAACTGCCTTGCGCTTGGTTTGAGATTCGACGGGTAAGGCAGCCGCCTCGGTGTCGATTTCAAATTCGGACTCGCCAGGCAGCTCGATGCCAAACGATTTGGCGATCTGCATGGCGCGGGGATGGCATGGCGTACTGACGATCGAGGTTTCAAGCAACTCGATCTCTTTAAAATGGATTCCGCCCTGCTTGTTTGGCTCGCCTTTTCCGCGAAAACCGATTGACGCGCCCATTGGGACGCCTTCGTCAATTAATGTTTTGAGCATTTGGCCAAGGCTTGTGCTGGCAAACTTGATCGAACCGCTGAGGGTGTCGCCGGCCGCCTTAATTCCAGTCCAATAACCAGCAACCTGGTTTGGATCGTGATTGAATAAAGCAATCAGTTTGTCAATTTTGGTGGCCGAATCGTAGGCTTTTACGTCGATCGTGTCTTTTACCCGATCCGGAGTGGCAGCGCTCATTACAAAACGAGCGTCAAATTCACTGTTTACGGCCTTTTCGACCGTGACGGCTATATGTTTTGTTTCCACGGTTTCCTCGAAATGGAGAAACCGTTTCCCGCGATGCGGTCGGATTTGGAAATTTTGGGGGTAGTTTGGCCTGGAACGCTTTTACGCTCCTCGCGCTCACGCTTGGATGGGCGATGGTAGGCCATTTGCATAGCCTGATTGTATCAATTAAATTGCTACTGTGGCAATTTAATTGCTATAACATTCGTTATCGTTTTATATTTTTTTATAACAAAAGAAAAAATATTTACATTTAAGCAAACGCATCAACGCTGAACTGCCCTTCGGGCTCAACCATAAATGCACCGGCTGCCATAATGGCGGCCACTAGCGGATCGATGCGCTGCGTCGATTTCGCTTTTTCGGGTTTACGATTTCCGCTCGGATCTTTAACGACAATGCAATTGGCTGCTGCCATGTTGAGTAATGCGTGAGAGCCGTGGCGTATTTTGCCTTGCAATAGTTTGGTTTCAAAATGCTCAATGCGCGGGCTCATGCTCTGATAGCCCTGGCCAACCTCGATCCATTCCGGCACTACAAACCCAGCTCGATCGGCTGCCCCCATAGCCTCCTTGATTCGCCAGCGATCAAAGCAAACCATATCCGGGCGCACGCCCATATCGTCGAGCTTAATCCGCAGCCAATCGAATACCCAATCGTAGTCCAGCGTTGCGCCAGGCACGGCGATGAGCTGCCCATCTTTTTCCCAGGCAGTGTACGGCGCCCGGTCGCGCATCTCACGCTCGCGCATTCCTTTTTGCGGCGCAAATACAAACGGGATTAAATGAATCGCCCCATCATCATCCTCAGCTGCCATCACGGCAGCCGTTAAGTCGGTGCGCTGCGAGAGATCCAGGCCGATTGCCACCGTGCGGCCGTCTTTGAATATCTCGAGATCCGGCAGCGCGGAATTATCTTTCCATACCTGGGGTGCCAGCCATAAGGTATCGAGCGAAATTCGCTGATTGAGCAAAAGGTTACGTGCGGTTGCCTCCAGGGCTGGCAGCCTGGCGGCTTGCTTGAGCTGCTCCTCAAGATCCTTTTCTGATCTAAAAAAGCCCAGGGCTGGATTGGCTTTTTTCCACTGCTCGGAATCCAAAATATCGCAATCCTTATCGGCCTCAAATACCTGGCAAACGATGTGCGGATCACTGCTGCGCTGCGCATCATCAATTCGCATCGCTAAAAAATCGGCGTCCGACGCGCTCTGCGTCGAGATCATAATCGTGAGCGGATTCTCATGCGCTCCCTGGGAGGTCAAAATCGCATCCAGGAATGGCGTGGTCGCGCCCTTCACCTGGCCAACTTCATCCAGGATCGCAAGCACGGGGCTCAAACCGTGAGCTGTGGTGCCATCAGCTGCCAATGCTCTGAACTCAGTATTCGCTTTTAATCCAATAATGCGTTTGCCGGATGGGACGACCTTATACAAGCCCTCAAATTTGGGTTGCATATTAAGCATTTTCTCAGCCAGGTGATAAATCAATGCTGCCTGGTCGCGGGAAAGTGCGCCGGCAACCAGCTGCGCATTTTGTTTTCGCTCCGGGCCAACCACGTGCGCCAGCACTAGGCTGGAAATTAAAGCGCTTTTCCCGTTTTTGCGGGCAATGGATAGAATCGCGTGCCGGGTGCCGGCCGGGTTATCGTAAACGGCGCGGATAAATTCAACCTGGAATGGTGCCAAGGCGAGCGGCTTACCCACGTTGGCGCCTTCCGGCGTCAAACAAAACTCGGCAATGAATCGCAGAATGCGATCGGCGCGGGTTTCTTTAGATGAGATCTTCGCTCGAGGCACGCTCGATTACCTTTCTTGCAGCCTGCTCAGTTTGGTTGCGCTTGGTTTGCACTTCGCCGGCAATGCCGCGCTGCGACGCAGCCAGGCCAAGTGTTTTGGAAATGGAAAGCACGGTATTGGCCACCGTCATACTGGCGTGCAGCAATGGGTGCGGAATTCGGGTGCCTCGCTCATTAATCACGGTGAGCCCTTCGGCTGCCAGCGTTTTTTGCATTTGCACGGAATTCTCCATCGCCTGGGCGAGATTGCAGGCAACCGATAAATCGTGCTCGCTCCAGGTCGAAATTTCCCGGGACTTCACGATCCGGTCAAAATGGGAGCGCTCCAGGTCGCTGAGGGATAGGGTAGGCTCAACGTGCGACATGACGGATTGCATGGTAATCACTTGGTTGCCGATTGTGGATTTTTTGGATCGAATTTGCTTGGCCATCGTTATTTCCTATAATCGCGCGTGCGCGCAGGTGTAAAAGCTCATTTTATGATCTGCTTAAAAAATAGGCAACTTGCCTAAAAAATAGGCAGGTTGATTCAAGGCGTTGGATTAAAAACAGCTTCGAGGACCGATGCGCGGCCTCGATCCATGATTTTGGACTGCCCCCCACTCCCAACGGTGTACCCCCTAGGGTTAACCCTCTGCTCATGCCCATCCTTCCGGATAACCCTGCTCATTGATAGTTGGTTTATTCATATTAGCCTCAATCGATTGTTTTATCCTATCATGGCACGCTTTATGTACCAACTGCAATACGTCCATATCGCACCACCTACTAGGTGGCAGCAACTTACGCCTAGGCTCATGGTCAACACTCACTGCCTGGGTACGCTCTAGTATTGCATTGCACAATGGGCACGCCTTACCGTAGTCCCTAGCCTTGACTCTAGCCTTAGCCTTATACCAATCCTTGCTCGAATAAAAGGGATCACTTGGCATTCTTTTTGCCCATTCCACTTCTTCCACTAAAAAACGGTGGATATATATATATATTTTTATTCACTCTTTTTATTTATCCCTATCTATTACTACTATTTAATGGAATGAGTGGAAGGTATATATAAGGCATTGATTTTATTAAAAAAAGTGCATTCCACTTTACTGTAATCCTTCCACTTCATTACTGGAAGGTTTTTCAAATCCATTTCTAGATTTGCCATCCTTCCAATATTTGCCATAACTCCATCCAAGTAAAACCATTACTAATTTGAGGCGATGCGCTGCCTTCCTATCAAACTCCTGACCCGTTTTTAGTAGATCCCATAAGTCGCTAGAGGCAAATCGGGTGACATTGTTTTCCCTAACTAGCACTGCACTAACCTTCTCAACCAGCGGATCCTCATCAAAAAAATCTTGATGCACGCCAGCCAAAAGAGCTTGCACTCCACGCCACATAACGCCATTTTTTCGATAGATTTGGATTGCCTCTGCCCATATTTGATCGCGATCTTGCTTAATCAAATCCGGCTTAGGAATGACAACTTTTATAGGAATCCAGCGCCGGTTGCCGGTAACGTCATTGAGGAATTGCTGCTCATTGGTCGAACCCCAAAACACTAACCTGCGCTTAAATGTTGCTGAAAATTCCTGATATTTCGGGATCCATTCCTCAGACGTCCTACTCATCCAGGACTTAATATCCTCAGCCTCTCTCGATCGAAGGCCGCGCAGCTCACCTAATTCGCCGATTAATTTACCCCTGAGCTGCCTAGATTGATCTGCATCCCTGGTCGCCAGGTTGATCTCAACAAATGTTTCATCCATCGGCGCCAGGGCTTGAATGGAAACTGTTTTCCCTGCGCCTTGCGCGCCAACCAAAACGATTGCGGCATCCGCCTTGCAGCCTGGGCTCATTAGTCTGCCACCCATAGCTGATGCAATATAAAGTGATGCAGCTCTCGTAAACTCCGATTCCTCAGCGCCAAAATACTTGGAAAGCAATTGCTCGCACCTGGGCACGCCATCCCACTCGAGGCCATTTCCCCAATCAATTGCGCTGTCAAACACATTAGCCTGGGCGGTAAATAAAACGTTTTCCCTCACCATGGCCGTTGATAGGCGCTTAAATCCCAACTTTTCAGCCTGGTATTGGATCAACGTATAGTCTGTTTCCTTTAGATTCCTTACTTTCCCATCCACCGTAATCATGTAGGCAGCTCTGAAATCATCAAATCGCAGATCGTATTGGGAAAGTAATTTAAATAAATTGTCCTGGGTTGGCTCGACTCTGCCGTTTTTATCGCAAATCCAGTCAACCATCTCAATGGTTTCCTGTTTTTTTATTTCCATGGAAACCATTTTTTTGAGGTTATATGTTGTGCCATTGCCTACGTCGTAAACAAAAGGATCACCATCCTCACCCAACCGAATAAAAGCAGCTTCACTTGCTGACTCTCTAAACGGTGATTCGCAGCGGATTTTATCGCCGGGTTTTAATCCCACAATCCACTCTGATAATGGCTTGACAATGCCCTTTGAACAAATCTCCGTATGCAGCTCTAGCTGCCCGCTGTTTCTGACAGCAACGTAACCATCCTCCGATAACGATATATCCATACTGACGCCGGTAATCTCTTTGTATTTGGCTATGCTCTCAACTGGTCTTTTGATCCAATCAATATCAAGCACTCCTGCGCCTGGATTAATAATCTCAATATCCGCATCATCCAAGGTATATCCAGGCACCTGAATATCCGGCTGCGCGCAGAAAACCAACCTGCCGGTATCAAATACCGCCAGGTCAAATAACGACCTGGATTCGATCCCTGCAACTTTGCCTGGCTCCAGTTTTGATTGCTTTTTAAACTTAAACGAAAGGCCCTTCACCACCATCTCAATCGATAGATAGGCTTTCATTAGTGAGATCTTAGATGGATCTGATACCCGCAACCAGGCATGGCTAGTCTTATGTCTGCCTGATCCATTAACTACCCTGGCGGATGAGCCCTTCATTTCAATTCGCTCACATTGACTTATGCCAGGGAGTAATTGATCCCATAAAACCAAACGCTCGCCAATACTCATGGCTGCCCACTCAGCCGGCATTCCGGGAGGATTATCAGCATCTAACAAAACCCATGCTGATGGATTAATGCCGCGCTTAACCCTGGCCGCCACATACATACCGTCGTGCTCAACAACGCCGCCCTGCACCTGGCCGATTTGGCTGCCCAAAAGCTCGGCCAACTTCACCTCCGGAATGATTTTGAATTTTTTGCCAGGATCATTATGGAATTGCCCTGACATTAAAACCAAATCTTGTCGGCTTGTTACATTCATCAAAAGACTAACCATTTTTTGCGCATCGCTCACATCCATGCAAAAAGCCAAGCCCTCGGTAATATTGGCGATTGCTTTTTTTTCTACTTCACCTGTGGCGCTTAACTTGTATTCCTTGCAAACTTTTGATGGGTTTTCTGTTTTTATTACTGTGATAGCGCTGATCATTTGGCACCTTTACTAGAGTTGCATGACCTGCATAAAATCTGAAAATTGGAATGCGCACTGTGATACGCAATCCACTTTGCCTCTAGGTTGATGTCTGCAAATATTCTTGGCGAACCAGGCGGCCCCCAATCCAAATCAATAATGGGGTTTTGTTCTATAAAATTTTCCCGGATCTTTTTAAATGGCAAATCCTTATGGTCAACCGTAAGATCATTCGTTGATCCACATTGATTGCAGCACTGCGGCTGCGCGCTCACTCTGAAATCCTCAATATCATCAACAACGGCCGCCCGCATTGCGGCGCCCAAAAGATCGCGGGGATTAATGCGCTCATTCCAGGAGAATGAATCCCATTTCTCCCCATCAAATCCCAGCAAAAATCGCTTATCGCTGGGGTAAGTTGGGTTTATTGCCCGCTTAATTGATTTGTAATTGAGGTCGAGAACCGCATTAAAAACCTCCAGGACCTCGTCATAAAATGGCTCGGATATTGTGTGCATATCAATCATGGATCGCACAAGATCCTTTTTGAATTTAAGGGTTATCTTCATTTGGCAAACCCCTGAGCATGGGCCTTTGCCTGATCTGCTGTGTCAAATAAGCCCCTGGGCTTTGACTCTTTCAATATGTGCTCAAAAACCATAAATTTGGTTTGGCCTTGCACGCAAAAGCGGGCGACAGATACGGCTCCGCACTCACTTTTGATGGATTCATCCGATGTTTTGATCCAATTGATCATGTTGTCCTCGTCATAGGTAGTCATTCCCAGGCGCCTGATCAGTGACTAGCTAATCCTCAACCGGTTGAGTGGCCCCTGGGAATTGTGATTCTATACCTTTACTTATGATTTTGACAATTCAATTCTGCTAAATTGGCTGCAATTCGCAATTTATTGGCTTATGAGCGAATAGGGATTTTATGGATTATTATTAATTATTCATAACATATTTTCACAATTGCTTTCAATTTATAACAATTTCAGTATAAAATCTCAATCTAAGTTAAGAAAAGATTGGGGTTAAAAAATGACTAAAAATGAGAACAAAAAAATTATGACCAATACCAAATGGATCGGCGAGCAGCTGCTAAAGCTCAGCATGAATCAGCGCGATTTGTCTGAGCGCATTGGATTAGATCCCGGCGCTATGTCACGCACGATTGCCGGCCGCCGTCGTTTGCAAATATCGGAGGCCAATAAGATCGCCGCGATTTTCAATACCACGCTTTTGGATGTTTTGGAAAATTTTGGCATTGCTGATCCAGGCGTGAAAACCGATATTGTGCCGATCATCCTGGCTGCCACTAATGGCGGAATGCTCACGCCCTTATCCGGTAAGGATTCCGTACCCAATTTGCCATCCTTCCCCGAGGCGCGTTACGTTGCCCAGTGGCGCGAGCCCGGCAGCCCGTTTGATGGATGGCTCTTTTATATGACCGCAATTACAAACGATATTGAGATCGAGCGGCTTTCCGCCATTCACTTAGCTGATGGCCGCACTGCCCTGGGCGTTTTATCCAAGGCGTATTTGCCAGGCCGTTATCGCGTATCCCCACAAGGCGCGGAGCCATTTGAATCTGAGGTTACTGGGATTAGGCCGATCCTGGCCATCATCCCCGTATAGGCTGTATTCACCAATCCTTTAAGGCCCTTCGGGGCCTTTTTTGTTGCCGTTTGCATCGCAACAATTGTCATTCAAATTATCATATTGTGATAAATATCACTCTTTTGTCATTTCAATTGTGGTAATCACAATTATTGTGGTAAATTCTGTTCGGTAGCGCACTTAGTAACAAACCGACCAGGAGAGATATGACTAATCAGCACCGAGATCAGGCGTTTAAGTTGGCCTGTGAGATCAGCTTTGAAACCAATCCCGATAAAAAGCGCCAGCTCGTTAAAGAGTGGCGAGTAATGATGGATCAATACCTGGACGCGGTTAAGAATGCCCGCGCTGCCCATGTCTGAATCCACCTTTTCAGCTGACTTGGTTAAAGCCCTTGCCGCTATTCCAGCCATGGCGAAAGACGCCCAAAACCCATTTTTTAAATCGCAATACCTTACGCTGGATAAGATCATTGCCACCATTCGCCCTATTCTCGCGGCGAATAATTTGGTGGTGATGCAAAACATCCTGGCGGTCGAGGGCGGGATGGCTTGCCAAACCGTAATCCGCCATAGCAGCGGCGAATCCATCAGCAGCGATCTATTGATATTCCCATGCTCTGTTACTGATCCGCAAAAAATTGCCGGACTCATTACGTACTTAAAACGCTACCAACTCGGGGCATTTTTGCTCATCAGCACCGATACGGACGACGATGCAAATCTGATTACGGCTGAGGTAGCGACGCCCAAAACAAAAAAAGCGGCAGCTGCTCCAGTAACCGGTAATCCATTTTGAGCGCAGCTGACGAAAAATCGAGCCAGGCGTATTGGGCTCATCAAGAAAAACAGTGGAAAAAGAGTCGCATTGCAGCTGACGGCGGTTACATGAGCGAGCTGGGCTTTGTGCCTGGCGCTTGGCAGCCGGAGTCGGATGTATTACCTCAGCCAATTAAAGCAGTAAAGCCCGTGCCCGCAATTCTGCGTGGCCGGGTTGACGTTAACAGCCCACTAGGTCGGGCAATTTTAGAAAGTGAAACCATGCCATACGAAAACAATCCTCAAACCGCCAGCATTTTCCCAAATAAAGATAAGGTTGAAGGCGATAAGCGCCCCAACGCCCGCGGCGCTTTGTATTTTGACCGTGAGTTTTTAAACGCATTGCTGGCCCAGGATGGCCCACTCATCAAGGCGGAAATCAGCCTATGGACTAAGGTTGCCGCCAGTGGCTCCGCTTACTGGTCCGGCGCTCTATCAACGCCATACGTAGCTGACGCGCCCGCAGCTGCGCCATCCGCAAAAAACGTGACCGATACCATCCCTTTTTAGGAAAGATCTGTTTCGTTTGCGAAGTTAAAAAGTCTACAAGCGATTTTTACAAACATTCAAGGATGAAAGATGGCCATCTTAATAAATGCAAATCCTGCACAAAAAAAGACGTAGCCAATAACCGTGAACAAAAAATTGATAAATATCGTGAATATGACATTGAGCGAAGCAGATCAGAAAAAAGAAAGAAAAACGCAAGTGCTGCAAATGAAAAATACATATCCAAGTACCCCGAAAGGATTGCCGCAAATAAAGCTCTGCGAAAAGCAGTGCAGGTTGGCGAAATTCAAAAAACGCCTTGCATTATTTGCGGAAACGAAAAAAGTTATGGCCACCACCATGATTATTCAAGGCCGCTTGATGTTAATTGGTTATGCCAAGCACATCACAAAGCCGCTCACAAAATTTCATTACACGACTTAGAAAGCGATATTGACAATGCAAAAACCAAATACGAGCCAAAACATGAGCGCGAGCAGCGTAAGCGCTATGCCAGGCAAATCAGTGGCCTCAAGCGAATTGGAGAGTCTGTTTAGTGATGACGATCTCTCCCTGGTGGTCATCATGGGCGCCCATGTTTTATTTCCAAAAGACGCAAACCTCGCTCAAGTTTCAGCGGTACGGGATTTTTTCTCGAACTTAGTTGACGCAAAAATTATGGAGAAGATTGATGGATTACACGCCAATTAGTTTCAGAGAGGGGTTGGAGTGGGCAACCCTGGCCCTGCTCCTGGGCGGTTTGATTGTCGTAATGATGAAAGTAATTTTATGAAAACTGATTACATTTGGACGGCAGCCGGCACCAATATCGAGGTGCGGTTTCGCAAGCTCGGTTGGGTGCCTCCATCAGAAGATCCCAAATATATTAAAAAATGGGCCGACTGGCGTGCGCTTTTAGCCAGGACGGTTGACGACTGGCAGCCCGAGCGCCTCGATAAAAAACAACCTGGCAGCATTCACCAATTGCGGTTTAAAAAATGATTACTACTCACGACTACTTAATAGAAAAATACGGCATTCGGATGCTGCTCTCTGATGTATCTGCCGAGCTTAAAGTGCCGGTTGCTACGTTACTTAACAAGCGCTGCGCTGGCCGTATGCCATTTGCAACGCATAGGGATGGTATGCGGGTATTCGCATTTACCGCTGACGTTGCAGCGCACATCGAGTCTTTTCGCCAGCCAGCATGAAAGTAATTCTCGATCTGCCAAATCCTCCAGGCGTAAATACCTATTACAGGATGGTGCACGGCAGAATGCTGCTTTCAGCTAAAGGGCGCGAGTTTAAGGTGGTTACGGCCAACTTAGTAAAAGAGCAGTGCGATATTACATTTGGAGCGGCTAAATTGAAAATGAAAGTGCAATTCCACCCGGCCACAAGGGGCCGCGTCGATCTCGATGGGAAATTAAAAAGTCTGTGCGATGCGCTCCAGGGCTGCGGCCTTTTCGACGACGATGCCAATATTGACGATCTCCATATCGTGCGCCTGGAGCCAGTTAAGGGCGGGCGGGTTACGGTAATACTCGAGGATATTGAAGTAAATGACTGAGCCGATCCCATTTTGGGGGATCATTGATCTAACAGATCCGCCAGCGCACTCTCTTTCGGGTGAAAATAACGCATTGTCATTTTTAGATCCGAATGGCCTAGAATCTTCGCCAAATTCAGTGGATCAATCTTGCCAGCCTGGGCAACCCGAGTCGTAAAGGTGTGCCGGGTGTCGTGGAATGTAAACGAGAGCTGCGCCTCATCGCGATAACGCCTAAACGTCGGATCCATTTGGGCGCTGCCGTATTTAAATACCGTTGCCGTCTTTTTATCTAATGTTGCCAATATAGCCAGGGCGGTTTTAGCCAGCGGCACTTTTCTTGGTTTGCCGTTTTTTGTCATTTTCAGCTGCGCCACTTGCCCATCAATATCCGCCCAGGTTAAGGCGCATATCTCACCCAGGCGCATACCCGTCTGCAATGCAAATAAGAATGCAGCGGCCACGTACTGAGTGCGGGTTGTTACCTTCTCTCCTGGCACCACCTTCATCACGGTAAGCATTGCCTCAACATCCGCATCACTGACAATAACCTCTCTGTGCGGGCTGTCCTGGGGCTTTTCAATGGCTCGGACGGGATTGCTTATGGCGTAGCGCCATTCAATGACGCACTTTTGGAATACGGACGATAGCAAGCTCATATCCCGGCGCACGGTTGCCCCGATCACTTCCTTTAGCCTGGCGTCGCGGTATTTGCCAATCAGCCCAGGCGTTACGTCCTTGATCTGCACATCCCTAAAAAGGTCGTGCCTGGCCATTGCCTTGAGCCGCACCGATTCCCATTTGACGCCCTTCTTTTTGGTACTTACTTCGGCTGCGTACTTTAGCAGCACGTCACCAAAAAGCAGGCGATCATCAACCCCTCCGGCGACCTTCTTGCGCAGCTCGATCGCGGTTTCCTGTGCCCAGGTCTGCGCCCTGGCTTTAGTCGGGAATACCTTACTTGCCCGGTTTTTGCCAACCTGGACTTGGACGCGGTACCCGTCTTTGTGTTTTGTAATCGATGGCATGGGGGATCTGTGGGGGATATGAGAATTATCAAGTGTGATAAATCCATATTCTATATGACTTTGCGGGGAATCCCCCATTTGCCCCCATAATCGATCTTTTTAGGCAGCAAACCCAATATATATAAAGGGTTTGCAGGCGATTTTTCCTTTAAAAACGGATTTTCTTCTGGGCACCAATCACCCTTATTTTATATGGCTGTGCGGTCTGCGTGCGTGGGATTTGGGGGATAAGGCGAGGGGCCACTTGTGTTTGCCTGGTAATGAGAATCTATGATTATCACCCCGCTAGTCCAAGGGCCCCTCTAAACAGTCGGCTTATATATTGCCGTTTTTTATTGGCATCGGGCAGTAATAAACTACCAGCGTGCCGTCCGGCTTAATAAAGCCGCATTGCAATTGCACTCGCGGCGGCGGCTGCGGGGTGCTGCAACCGGTAAGCAAAAAGTAAACCAGGATCAGGGCTGCCCAAAAAGTAAGCAGCTTCATTTTTTGACCAATTGATTCGATGCAATTAGGAGCATATTTTGCACCCGGGTTATATCTTCCGGCGGCTCTTTAAATCCTAGTGTTATTTGACCGCTAAACACGCCAGGCGATTCAGGGATCGATGCCCGGCAGGTAAAAGTAACGCCCTTTTCAACGTAATATAGGCCGATTAAAGATTGGGCGCGGTATTGGCCGCAGGGAATATTGCCGCCAAACAAGCTCATCACGTCGGAATTATTGTCTTGATTCTGAGATAAAAGGCCAACATCCAGGCCATCATGATCTTTTGATCTGCCATCGCGGGTAAATAATCGCAGTAGAGTGCGCTGATTTAGCATTACATCAACCGAAAACACGGCAACCATATTGGCGGACGTATGTTTAAACAAAAAAGCCGCGGTACTGTCTATCCTAGATTGATCGATTTCCGGGATCGTTTTCTTTTTATCGTAAGCCGCCAGTAAAAACGCCTGGTTGCTATAAATAAAATGGCCGCCAAATGCTAGTACGCCCAGGAAAGCAATCGCGATTACCTTCCATGGGCGATCGATATACCCTAGCAGCGAATCGAGATAGCCTTTAACCTGCGACTGATCGATCTCGGCCATTACTGGATTGCCTCATATTGGGCGTAGCAAGCAAGCAGGCTTACCCTTATTTCGTCGGCGCGGGCGGCTTCGCGGATAATAGCGCCTGCATCCTCTGCATAAAGCTCGGATCCGTAACATCCGGCGGCAGCTTTTCCATCGCTGGCTTTGTCGGCACGACTGGCACGCTCACGCAGCCCAGCAAGGGCAGTATTAAGATCGCTATTAATAGCTTTAATTTGAGCATTTTTCTCTCCGTTAATCTTGTTGGTTGAGTCTTGATATTGGTGCTCCAGGCTGCGGATTACTTTCTCAGCCTTACTCTGCTGATAGCTGCAACCCGTTACAAATCCGCCAGCCGATAGCACCACGGCCATTCCGCCCAGGAGTATGTAGGTATTCATTTACGCCCCCATTACTTCAAGAGCGGCTTTGAAGTGATACTCACGATCAGCCAATCCAATGTCACCGCCATTGATCTTTTTTGTACAGGCTATGCAATCATGGGCAATGGTATTGAGATTGTTTTTGTGCCAAAACCAAGCAGCTGAAAGGGCCGCATACTTTGGCTCACTTACCAACCTTGGGTTTTCCATAATCTCAGGCGCATCAATGGCCTGGGAGAATGCTAAAAAATTACTTCTTCCGGTGAGCTGAATATATCCAGCTCCCCTAAAAGCAAACCCATCACCCTCCTTTGTATTGCCCAAGTTTTTACGGCCAAACTCTCCACCATAAATGGTGTTGGCAATCGCCTCCTGATTGGCTTGCTGCACGCCATCGATCCGGCCAAATCGCTTGCAATCTTCCTCGCTGATACGATGACGACCAAACAAAGCCGTTAGGGCCGCAACTTTATAGTTCAGGTTCTCTGATGTGGATTTGTATTTGCCGCTCTCGTGCGCTGTCTGTGCCAAGAACATGGCGATCTGTGTTGGCTCGGTAATGCCAAATCGCTCACAAGCCTGTGAAAGTGAATCGGCGACTTTATTAGCAGTTGCCTCATCAGAGAGTTTGGCATCTATTAAATGTTGAGCTGTAATCATACTTTTGCCACCTCTTTCCAGGTAAGTGTTGGCTCATCCCATTGATAAAAATTGCCATCTTTGGGCATAGGCACGGGAGGATTCCATGAACATGATTGCTGATCTAGCGACCAGCTTTTAAATGGTTGCGGAGCATAAAAAGCATCTAAATTTTTATCATATATATCGCCAACCCGAGCGAAATTCATCCTTAGCGGGATTCCCTCGTCGGGCTCGCCCGTTTCGGGGTCATGGTGTACGCCTTTAATTGTGTTGTAGCTTGTTTGTATAAACTTTGATGGCTCTCCGAAATCGCCGGTATCTACCATCTCTTGCTCGATAGATAGAACATTGGTAACGATCCCATCCTCGATATATGCAAAATGACTCATTTTTATTTTCCTTATAAGGGTGAGAGAAAGCCACTACCGTTAAATGTATGAACGGTGTTGCCGCCAACATTTGAAATATCGCCACCATTAAATAATTGATTGCCAGCGTATGAAACAACAACAATTCCGCTCGCTCCATTTAACGCGCTTGGCGAATCTCCACCACCGCCACCGGAGTTAGCTCTTGGAGGAGGTTTATTTGCGTTAGGGTTGCCACCTGGGTAGCCGCAACCATCCGCGCCGCCATCCCGACCAACTCCGCCCCGATGGCCGCCGCCGCCTTCGCCACCGCCGCCACCACCGCCGTATCCTAGTGAGGCTCCGCTGATTGAGGAAACCAAACCGGATCCGCCGTTGGAAACGTTAGTCACGCCGCCAATATATCCGGTAGCCGCGCCGGTAGCACCACCACCGCCCCCAGTTGACCATCCACCCGATAAAAAAGAGGATCCCACCCCGGGGAAGCCGGAACCTGACGAACCGCCGCCCCTACTCCCTCCAGGATTGCCTGGATTGCCTGGATTAGCGGTTACTCCATTAAAAGATGACGCAGAACCACCAGCGCCGACGGTTACTTGATAACTCTGATTTGACGCCAAACTGAAAGAGCCGGAAAGCGCGTTACCGCCGCCACCAGCGCCGGCAAACTGAGCCGCATTGCCGCCTGATCCAACGACAAGGTAATTAGCAACGAGGTTAATTGCCTTGCTCGCCCCATAAAAATTCGAGAGGTTTATTGCGCCTGAGCTTGGAATAGGCCCGTACTGGCCGCTTGTTCCGGCAGGGACTAAAGCACCTCCGGCGTAATACTCCGATAAAGAATGAGGCGCATCACCGCCAAACTCAGCAACAATTTCAGAGATGGTGATTAGCGCCGGTGGGTTATTATGAATTGCCATTGAGTTTCTCCTCGAGGGCAACCACCCGCTTGGCTAAAGCTACGCAAGCAGCAAGAGCAGCGTTACCGTAGGCAACCGATAAAATTCCTTCTGCATTCTCTTTTACGGCTTGCGGCATAAACTTTTGCAATGATTGTGCGCCAACTCCAATTTGGATTTCGTTGGTATCTACTCGCTCATATGTGCCGGCCAATAGTGTTGCGAGCTGGTCAACTAAATCATTTGGCAGATCTTGCCAATTCACTTTTAAACGCTCGTCGGAAAATGCGGTTACTTCTCCGGTGGATGTAACAGCTGCAAATGTAACGGAGTTATATGTATTTAATTCCTGGTTTGCGCCAGGGCCAGCCGGCCCCTGTGGCCCAGGCGCTCCGTCGGCTCCGGCCGGCCCCTGTGGCCCAGGCGCTCCGTCGGCTCCGGCCGGCCCCTGTGGCCCGGCATTTCCAGTCGATCCGCCGATCTTAATATCATTGGTGCCATCAAACATCATAATGTCAAAACTGCCTCCAACTGTTTGAGCCCACAATGCGCCAGGTGTAATTGCTGGAGGACGCGATGCGCTGCTATTTTGAGAATGGAAAGCCGCATATAGGCGCTCTAATCTGCGCGCTAATTCTGTGCCGTCAACTTGATTTTCATTAATTGGTACATCGCCTGCGTTGATTGTTGCCATTTTGATTCTCCTTGTTAAATGCTGGTTGGGCGCTCGCGGCCATAGCCTAAAGCTAAAACGTCGATTTGACCGGCTACTGGTAGCAGGCTTTCATCAAATAATTGCACCGTAAAACCGATGCGGGTTTTGTTGCTAATCGTGTGCGTCACTGCTGTGCTGTTTTCTGTTGTTACGGCCAGGGTTGGCGGCTCCATAAATGCCGGATTAAAATCAATGTCCAACCCATTCGCTGGCACTGGCAAATTACTAAATCGATCGATTCGATCGCGCACATCGATCTCCACTAAGCCATCATCTAAAACGGCCTTGATATAAGGATCAAACGATTGAACGCGAATGCGGAATTGAAATAGGCGGCCTGTAAAATCACCAACCTCGCATGGCCGCCAAGCCGACCATCCCTTGCCGCCAATCGTGTTGATTGGAATTGCTGATGCCAATGGCTGCCATGAGCTTATGAATTGAATTTCATCAGCGGTACGAACTTCCAGCATACAGTTGTATTGGGCTGAGGTGGCACTTGACAATGGCCTGGCGATGGATAATGGAATCCATACCGCCATATAGTCATCACGGCTGACGCCATGGCTTTGAATCTTGCTGACAATACGCAGCTCATACACTTGCCCAGCGTCAAAAATGCTGTCGTAAAAATAAAAACCTTCAGGCGTTACTGCGCCAAAATTACCGCCGGACTGGATGTTGCCGCCATCGTAAACAAGCCCGCTTAATGTGCCATTCCAAGATGGCGCATCATTTATCGGTTTTACTAAGTTAATTTGTGGCAGATACTCTATGGTTGTGCGCTTGCCTGTTACGTCCGATATATTATTTGACGTATCTCGAACAATAATTCCGTAAGTGCCAGTGCGAGCGCCGACCATGGTGCGGGTGACGTTGTGCGGAAACTTTCCTATTAATTGGCTTTGATTCCAATTGGCGCCGCTTGTTTTTGGTGAATAACGTATTTCATATTCCCCAATATCAGGCTCGTTTGGCGGCTCCCAAGCCAAGGCAATCTCCATATCCTGGACGTTGACCAGGAACCAATTTACGCCAGCTGGGATTGTGCGATCGGGGACGATAAAATCAAATGTTGATCCTGGCTTACCAGCGATCCCTGATGCTGTGTAAGGCGTTACTTCAAAAGTAACATTGCCATATTTGATTGGGTTTTTAACCAAATCAAGTGAATACTCGTAACGCTTATTTGCCAAGCCAGTAATGACTTCCTCGGCTCCATCAGCCGTGGTGATAACCAAAACATAAAGCGCCGCAATTTCAGGACGGTTTACATCCCAGGTGATTACAAAATTGCCATATGGCATACGATCTACATAAACCATTTTTTGGCCACTTGATGCAACGTATGTAATCGCCAAATCGCTTGCATTAATTAAATCGTTACTCAGCTCGGGCGACCATTCGGGCAGCGCCCCAATGTCTGCGTCATATACCTGCGCAATGTACGGTAACAGCGTTAAGCTGGCCGTTAAATCAAGGCTAGGCGCAACTTGACTGACAATATACGGTTTAACTACTCGCTCCGCCTCGCCGATTACGATCAAATCATCCGGCTGCAATCCGGCTGTGCTGTCCAAAACAAATACATTGCCGCCCATAACCTGTGAAATACGCCCCTGGCGAATTGTGCCGTCTGATAGGCGGACGGTGTAAGCATTAGCAGATAAGCCAAAATTTTCAGTAACAACAACTGTATTTCCTTCGGCGGAAACAATGTAGGCCGGCTGGCCGCCAACCATTGGCACATCATGCGCCACGTGAACCAAATCACCACGCTGGCAGGCTAAGTTTTCAACATCCATCGTGACGCTAAACACTTCTGCGCGGTTGATTGCTGCCGCCATTTGATAACGGCCAAATGCCCAGGCGTGTTGATACTCGGTAATTCCAAAAGTACCAGCATCCTCAAAAAGCTCGGCATTGTCGGCATTGTAGCCATCTACATATACGATGGTTTCTTGCTTTTGGTAATTGCTTTGCACGTCAGTAAAAGAAACTTTTAGGGCGTGCACTTCGGGAGGGAACTGACGGGAGGCGGTGAAATTCCAGGAATTGCTTGGCGTAATAACCTGGCGAGGTGTTGTGCGCTCTCCGTCAAACATTACGGAATAGCGGCCATTTAAGCCAATCGTCAAACCCGCCCGGCAGGTTGATAACACTGACTCAATTAATCCCTTGACCGTTGTTTCATAATCCACCACTACATCGCAGGTAAATCGTGCTGACGTA